GACCACGGCGCTCGCTAAAGAGTTCGGCCTAAGTCAAGAGGCCGCGCAAAAATTAGTTGATCTAGGTGCCGAGCACGCTAAACTGTTATTGAAGAATCAGCAAGACGCTTGGGGGAAGGTCCGCGAGGGGTGGGTAGATTCCATCAAAGCGGATAAAGAATTCGGCGGCGGGAAGTTTGACGAAACAATTGAACGGGCCAAACGATCCCTTGGAAAGTTCGGCTCGCCTGAATTGATCGGACTTCTCGAAAATTCTGGATTCGGTGATAACCCCGAAGTGATTAAGCTATTCGCCCGCATTGATAAAGCAATGGGGGAAGACAAGTTTGAAGACGGCTCACCGTCAAAGGTGAACACCAAATCGGCGGCGGACGTTATTTACGGTAAGTAAACGACGAACCAAAAGGAGAATGACAAATGGCTACTGTAGGATCTAATGCGGCAACGCTGCACGATTGGGCTTCCCGAGTCGAACCCAATGGCAAGATTGCCAAGATTGTGGAAATTCTGAACGAAACCAACCCGATCCTGGACGATATGATGTTCGTGGAAGGGAACCTTCCCACGGGCCATAAGACCACGATCCGGTCCGGTCTTCCTTCGGTCACTTGGCGCTTGCTGAACTACGGTGTTCAGCCGTCGAAATCCCGCACCGTCCAGGTGCAGGATGCTTGCGGTATGCTTGAAGCATACAGCGAGATCGACAAAGACCTTGCTGATCTCAACGGCAACACGAATGACTTCCGCCTTTCTGAAGACAAGGCGTTCCTTGAAGCCATGTCACAGGAAATGGCGAGCACCCTTTTCTACGGCAACACGTCCACGGACCCCGAGAAGTTCATGGGTCTTGCCCCCCGCTATTCTTCGCTTTCGGCTCAAAACGCCGGAAACATTCTCGCGGGCGGCGGCACGGGCTCGGATAACACATCCATTTGGCTTGTGATGTGGGGCGATCAGACCTGCCACGGTATCTTCCCGAAGGGCAAGATCACCGGCTTGCAGCACAAGGATCTCGGCGAACAGACCTTGATCGACGCCGCAAGCGGCAAGTACCAGGGCTACCGCTCGCATTACAAGTGGGATGCCGGTTTGGTCCTTCGCGATTGGCGCTACGTTGTTCGTATCCCGAACATTGATATCTCGAATCTCACGAAGAACGCGGCTTCGGGCGCGGACCTCGTGGATCTCATGGTGCAGGCGCTCGAACTTCCGCCTTCGCTTTCCAAGGGCAAAGCGGTGTTCTATGCGAACAAGACGATCACTTCGTTCTTGCGCCGCCAGATCGTGAACAAGTCCAACGTCCACCTGAACCTGGAAGAAGTTGCCGGAAAATCGGTTCTCACTTTCGACGGCGTGCCCGTGAAGAAGTGCGAAGCGATCCTGAATTCCGAAGACCTCGTGACCTAATCAGGGATGACGGAAAAAGAATAAGTGACGGGGCCGCGTAAAAGCGGCCCCTGAACAAAAGAAAAGGGAGATCAAAAAATGATTTTCGATAAACAGGCAGTTTTCAGTGAAGATCAGGCCGTGACCGTCACGGCAGCGTCCACGAACGTCATCAATCTCGGGGACGATGACGCCGCTGTTCAGGCGCTCAATTCCAAGGGCGATCTTGAAGTTTTCGCGGCAGTCACCACGGCGTTCGCCGATGGCACGAGCTTGAAGGTTGGCCTTCAGTCTGACGACGATGAAGCTTTCGGAAGCCCCACCACGGTCGTGGAATCCGCCGCTATCGGCGTCGCCACACTCAAGGCGGGCTACCGCTTCAAGATCCCGAAACTTCCCCGGATCAACGAACAGTATGTACGCCTGTACTACACCGTTGTCGGGACGATGAGCGCCGGTAAGATCATGGCCGGGCTGATCCTGGACGGACAGACGAACGGCGCGTAATTCATGCGGACGTTTGTTTGCGTTAAGAAGTGTTTCCATCGCAATCGCCTTTGGCTTCCGGGGGAAACCCTGGAAGCCGATGGCGGTGCGATCGTGCCGCCGTTCTTCAAGCCCGGTAAGGATTCGGAAGCCGAAGCCGTGAAAGCTGAACTGAAGAAGGACAAGGCGCAGCGGGCGGAAAAGCCCGTTGCTTTATCCGAGCTTCAGAAGCAAGATAAAGCTTTGGATAGCATGTTCGATTGAAAGGGGAACGGTTATGGGTGAGAAATCATTGAAAGATGAAATCATTGAAATCCTGAAAGCTGAAGGGCTCGATATCGGCGAAGAAGCCGCCGTGGTCGCTTCCAAGGTCGCCTTCAAGGTGATCAAGCTTTCGGTGACGAAAGCAAACCCCGCCATTGGCGCGGTTGTTTGCCCGATCATTGATATGATCGAACCGAAGGTCATGGCCGAACTGGACAAGATCGACGGGAAAGACGATCCGGGCCGTTAAAAGTTTTCGGCACGCGGGACACCTTTAACGGCTTTGGGGCGCGAGCTTCAAGGCCGTTACTTTATCGGGGGCAAGGATGGCGAACGAAATCCAAATCTGCAATTTTGCGCTTTCCAATATTGGCGCTGCACGAATTCAAAGCCTGAACGATCCGACAAAAGAAGCGCGTGAATGCAAGATCCATTACCCAATCGCCCGCGATGCGGTGCTTGAAGATTACGATTGGGATTTTGCCCGCAAACGCTTGTCGCTCGCGAAGTCTTCGGATGAGTATTCGGGGTGGGATTTCGCGTATCAATGGCCGGTGGATTGCGTGGCCGTCCGAAAGATCCAGGACGTGACCGGCGCGTACAGCGGCACGTACTTGGACAGTGATACCGGCGTGTACGTTTCGTCCGGGAACGGCGTGGAATACGAGATCGCCGCGAACGCTTCGCTTGATCGCCGCGTAGTGCTCACCGATATGGACGATGCGGAACTGGTTTACACGGCCCGCGTGACGGACGCCAATATGTTCAGCCCGCTTTACGTTGTGGCTCTTGGCTTCCGGCTCGCGTCCGCGCTCGCGATTCCGATCAAGGGAAAAGCCGCGCTCGCCACGTCCATGATGAACACCTATCTGTTTCAGCTTGGCCGGGCGCAAGCGAGCCAAGCGAATCAGCAAAACAAGAAACCGTCCGATGACAGTTCATTCACAAGGGTGCGTGCATGACGATATCCGTTTCGCAAAATTCTTTCGTTGGCGGTGAGTGGGCCCCTTCACTGTACGGGCGGCAGGATCTTGCGAAATATTCAACCGCTGTTCGGACGATGCGAAACGCATACCCGCACCCGCACGGGGGCGCGTCTAATCGTGGCGGCACCGAATTCGTGGCGGCGGCAAAGTACGATGACCGCAAAGCGCGGCTCGTGGAATTCCAGTTTTCCGTGGTGCAATCGTACATCCTTGAGTTCGGCCATCAATACATCCGCGTGATCAAGGATGGCGGCTTGGTTATCGAAACCCAAGGCGCGGGTACGGATATTGTGAAGTCTGGTACGTGGAAGTGGACGGCATCCGGCCACGGCACGAATGAATACTACCTTGAGAAAAATGCGGGCGGTGATCCCGCATTGGATGAACCCCTTTTCGTGTACGCGGACGTGGGCGGCTCGGATACGGTTTTGGATATCGGCACGCTCGGGGCGCTTGCCGGGGGCGAATGGGCGTACGGGGATAACGATTCCCTTGGCTATGACACGATCTATGTGCGGCTTGCGGATGGCACGGACCCGGATACGAAAGCGGTCGGGTATCTTGAAGCATCGTACTATGAAGAAGTAGCCACGCCGTACGTGGAAGAAGACCTTCCGCTTCTGAAGTTCGTGCAAAGCGCGGACGTGCTGTACATCACGCATCCGCTGTATGCGCCCCGGAAGTTGAGCCGCACGGCGCATGATATGTGGTCACTTGCCACGATCACTTTTGGCGCTGCGATTGCGGCCCCCACGGGTTTGGCGAGCGCGGGCGGCACCGGCACTTCGTACGTGGTGACGGCTCTTACGGATAAGGGCGAAGAATCCGTGGCGAGCGGCGCGGCGACCGGGGCACCGGGGAACGCCCTTTCATGGGGTGCGGTGACGGGCGCTACTTCGTACAATATTTATAAAGACCCGAACGCAAGCGGCACTTACGGTTTGATCGGAAGCGCCGCTACCACTTCGTTCACTGAACCAAGCGCCGGGATCTCACCGAACTTCTCGCGCACGCCCCCGGTATCGAGCACGCCGCTAAGTGGTGTGGGCGACTATCCGGGATGCGCTACGTTTTTTGAACAGCGGCTTTTATTCGCCCGAAGCGATAACGATCCGCAAACCTTTTGGGGCTCGGTTGTCAGTTCGTTTGAAAACCTGAACAAATCAACGCCGCTCAAGGATGACGATTCGTACGAGTTCACGATCAACGCTAGACAGGTGAACGAAATCCGATGGCTTATCCCGATGAACGATCTTTTGATTATGACTTCGGGCGGCGAGTTCAAGGCCGGGCCCGGCACGCAAGGCAACGCGATCACGCCCACAAGCATCAATATTCGC